CGCGGCTTCCGAAACCTTCAGGCGCTTGCCGTTCTTGTTGATGGCATGCAGAGCCGCCAGCCGGGCGGCTTCCTGCAGGCCCGGCTCCAGCGTGGTGTGGACGATCAGGTCGCCGCTGGCTTTCGGTCCGGCGTCACGCTTGGCTTCGTCGGCGGCGGTATCGAGGAAATAGTTGCGCGCGTCCATGCCGGCGCGGTCGATGACGATGGCGGGATGGGCGCGGGCATCCGCCGCCTGCGCCTCGGTGATGGCGCCGGTATCGACCATCGCGTCCAGCACCCAGGTGGCGCGCTGCTGCGCCGCCAGCAGGTCGCGGCGGGGCGAGAACACCGACGGCGCCCGCGTCAATGTCGCCAGCATCGCCGCCTGCGCCAGCGTCACGTTGCGGGCGGAGACGCCGAAATAGACCCGCGCCGCGCCATCGATGCCATAGGCGCCGCTGCCGAGATAGAGGCGGTTGAGATACAGTTCCAGAATCTGCTTCTTGCTCAGCGACTCTTCCAGGCCCGCCGCGTCCACAAGCTCATTGAGCTTGCGCGACATGGTGCGCTCCTGCTGGGTGTAGACGATCTTGGCGGTCTGCTGGCTGATGGTGCTGCCGCCCGCCACCCAGTGACCGGCGCGCAGATCGCGCAGCAACGCGCGGGTCAGGCCCACCGGATCGATGCCGTTGTGGGAATAGAAGCGGCGGTCTTCCATGGCGATGAAGGCGGCGGGCAGGAAGGCGGGCATCTCTTCCAGCTTCAGCCGCTCGCCCACCACGGCGCCGCGATGGCCGACATCGTTGCCCGCCGCATCCAGAAAGGTGAAGGCGATGGGCCGGTTGACGGCATAAAGGTCGAGATGCGGGTCCAGCCGGGGCGCGAACAGGCCGAGAAACTGCGGCAGCAGGTAGAGCAGGGCCAGCGGAACCGCGATCGCCGCCATGCCACGGGCGAACCAGGGCGCGTAAGGCGCGCCGATCTGCATCCAATGGCGCAGATGGGCCTTGCTCTGGTCACTCCAGTCGTCGGACATGGTGGGGATAGAGCACCGAAATTTGCGGCAGTTTCAAGACCTTTGGTGTGGAGAGAAAAGGGAAATCGCGTCAGGCGGTTGACCGGCGTGCAGCGGTTCCTTACAAAGCCGCCATCCCCGAAATTGCGTCTGACAACGCGCCGCCGCAGCTGTGGCGGCTTTTCTTTGATTACCCCCATCCGTCGCAACTCGACTCGGCGCTGCCGATATTCGTTGCGACACCTTCCCCCTTCAAGCGCGCTGACGCGCACAAGGGGGAAGGAAGCTGGCGCCTGGCGGATCGTCGCCCGGCGGAATGCCGGGCTCAAGCTCAACTTTTTTAGGACATGGAACATGGCGCGCGCGGCCAAACCCGTGCCGGCCTTCGATTCCCAATGGCTGGATGACATGGTGAAAAAACTGCAGGCCGAACTGGAGCGCCAACTGACCCGGGTTCAGGAGGTCGCCCAGGAGGAGAATGACGCGCGCACGCGGGCCGCCGATGCCCGCACCCTGGCGGCGCTGGAGCGAACGCTGGAAAAGCTGGCGCAGATGGAACAGGCCCGCGCCGTGGTGCGCGAAACCAAGATCAGCAAACAGGGCACGCGCGATGCGCTGGAATGCCGCCTCGATAAACTCGCTGCCGCCGGACCGGCGAAGCCGGCTGCTTGACGGCCTGGACGAGGCCGAAGCGGCGTTTCTGTTGCGGCACTGGCCGTTCTGGGCGCGCGACAGTCAGTTGCCGCCAGAAGGTGATTGGCGCATCTGGCTCTTCCTGGGTGGGCGCGGCGCCGGCAAGACGCGGGCGGGGGCGGAATGGATCGCCGCGCGTGTGGCGCAAGGCACGGCGCGGCGCATCGGCCTGATCGGGGCCACGGCGCGCGATGCGCGCCAGGTGATGGTCGAAGGCGAATCCGGCCTGCTAGCCGTGGCGGAAGGGATTTGCTTCCAGCCCTCCAACAAGCTGTTGCGCTGGGCGAACGGCGCCGAGGCGCGGCTGCTGTCGGCGGCAGAACCGGACACGTTCCGCGGCTATCAGTTCGACTGCGTGTGGGGCGACGAATTCGCCAAATGGGACGCGCCGCAGACGGCGCTGGACATGGCCTTGATGGGATTGCGGCTGGGTGACGATCCCCGGATGCTGCTCACCACCACGCCGCGTGCCGTGCCGGCGTTGCGGGCGCTGCTGTCGGCGGCGGATGTGGCGGTGACGCGCTCGGGCACGGCGGAGAATGCGGCCAACCTGGCGCGGGGCTTTGTCGATTATCTGCAGGCCCGTTATGGCGGCACGCGGCTGGGACGCCAGGAACTGGACGGCGCCCTGATCGAAGACAATGAACAGGCGCTGTGGCAGCGCGCCTGGATCGAAGCGGCGCGGCTGCGGACGGCACCGTTCCTGAGGCGCGTGGTGGTGGCGGTCGATCCGCCCGCCAGCGCCAATGGCGACGCCTGCGGCATCGTGGTGGCGGGGCGCGATCTTGAAGGCCATGGCCATGTGCTGGCCGACCGTTCGGCGGGCGGCCTGTCGCCGGCGGGCTGGGCGGCGCGAGCGGCACAGGCCTATGAGGATTTTCAGGCCGACGCGATCATCGCCGAGGCCAACCAGGGCGGCGAGATGGTGCGCGCCGTGCTGGCGCAGGCGGGCGCGCATCTGCCGGTGACGCTGGTGCACGCCTCGCGCGGCAAGCTGGCGCGGGCTGCGCCGGCGGCGGCGCTATATGAGCAGGGCCGCGTGCATCACACGGGATGCTTCCCGGAGCTGGAAGACGAGATGTGCCAGTATGACGGCAGCGGCCCCGCTTCTCTTTATAAAGCAAGCCCGGACCGCATGGATGCGCTGGTCTGGGCGCTGGCGGACCTGTTCGCGGGCGTCCGGCGCGATCCGAAGATCAGAGCGGTTTGATGTAGCCCGCGCCGGGCGAGGCATAGGCCGCCATTTCGGCAAACAGGGCGGAGAGCTTGACCAGGTCGTCGCGCTGGAATTCGAGCGGCAGTTCGGCGCCGCTTTCCAGCACGATCATCAGGCCCGCATTGCCATTGTCGCGCATCTGGGTGCGCACGCCCGCCACGGTGACGGGCTGCACGACGGGATTGGCCTCGGGCGGCAGTGCCGCCTGGATGCGGCCCAGATAGGCGGAGGCCGCGGCGATGGCGAGACCGGCGCAATGGGCCGAAAGTTCGACGGCGTATTTCTTCTTGTCGGTGCCCAGGAACAGCAGCTTGACGGCGCCCGCAGCGGTGTCGGCGTCGGCGCCCAGCACATATTCAAACCGCGGTGCGGTCATCTTCGTGGCGGCCATGCGTGATTCTCCCAGGCCGCCAGCCTAGCGCGGAACAGCTTTTCAAGGAATGAACCCCATGTTTGACCTATTCCGTAGCCGTCGCGGCGCCCCGGAACGCAAATCCGGTCCGCAATCGCATTCGGGCGGCTTGCTGGCGCTCAGCCTGGGCGGGGCGGCCCGCTGGGGCGGGCGCGACACCACCGCCCTGGCCCGCACGGGGGTGATGCAGAACGCTGTCGCCTATGCCTGTATCCGCAAGATCGCGTCTGCTGCCGCCTCGGTGCCCTGGCTGCTTTATGAAGGGGCGGCCGAACTGGACAGTCATCCGCTGCTGACGCTGCTGGCGCGGCCCAACGCCCGCGAGGATGGCGCCAGCCTGTTCGAGCGCTGGTACGCCTTTCTGCAAAGCGCCGGCAACGCCTATCTGGAAACGGTGACGCTGGATGGCGTGCCCCGGGAGCTGCATGTGCTGCGGCCTGATCGCATGACGGTGGTGCCGGGCGCGCGCGGCTGGCCCGCGGCGTATGACTATGCCGTCGACGGCCGCACCACCCGCATCAGCCATGATGCGAACGGTTTCCTGCCGGTGCTGCATCTGTCGCTGTTTCATCCGCTGGACGATTATTACGGCCTGTCGCCGCTGGCCGTGGCCGGCACGGCGGTCGAGGTCCACAATGCCGGCGCGGCCTGGAGCAAGGCGCTGCTGGACAATGCCGCCCGCCCGTCCGGCGCACTTATATATAAGGGGCCGGATGCGGCCCCCGGCCTCAGCGACGAGCAGTTCGGCCGCCTGAAGCGCGAACTGGAAGACGCCTATCAGGGCAGCGCCAATGCCGGGCGCCCCATGGTGCTGGAAGGCGGGCTGGACTGGAAGGCGATGTCGATGGCGCCCGCCGACATGGATTTCGCCGAGACAAGGGCGCACGCGGCGCGCGAGATCGCGCTGGCCTTTGGCGTGCCGCCCATGCTGCTGGGCCTGCCCGGCGACAACACCTATGCGAACTATGCCGAAGCCAATTTGAGTTTCTGGCGCCAGACCGTGCTGCCGCTGGTGAGCCGCAGCGCCGCCGCCCTGACGCGCTGGCTGGCGCCGCGCTTTGGCGCGGGCCTGCGCATCGGCTTCGACGCCGATGCGGTGGACGCACTGGGCGAAGCGCGCGAGGCGCTGTGGAGCAAGCTGAATGCGGCGGATTTCCTCACACTCGACGAGAAGCGGGCGGCGGCGGGGTATGGCCCGCTGGACGGCAATGGCGTGTGATCAGTGAAAACTTTGCCGATACTTCATGAAGTTTCCGAACATGTTTGCCCACCAGTTGCACCGGTACCGTTCGCGCGATGGATGGACTTGTTGCCGGGCGCGAATGTGGTGACTGCAACCTGTGTTGCGTCATTCCGCTGATCGACAGCCCGGAGCTGACAAAGCTGTCCGGTTCGGTCTGCCGCCACTCCAAAGGCGGCTGCGATATCTATGACACCCGCCCCGGCGTCTGCCGCCGTTTCTTCTGCGGCTGGCGGCGCACCACGCTGATCCCCGAAGGCTGGCGGCCCGACCGTTCCGGCGTCTTCGTCACGATGGAAGAGGCCGGGCTGAACCTGATGCTGGTGGACAATCCGCTGAAGACGGTGCGCCAGCCCTGGTTCGTGGATTTTGTCGCCGGTGCGGTGACGCAGCGCATTCCGCTGTTGCTGGGCTTGCCGGGACCCATGGGGACGCAGGCGGCGATGCTGCCGCTGAACGGGGCGGAGATGCAGGCCGCCGCCACCCACAGCCGCGCCGCGGTGAAGGACATATTGGAACGGATGCTGAAGCGGCTGACGGGCCACGCCTTCGCATCCTATGAGATGGCGCATGACGGCGCCGATGTGAGCAGTTGATGACCGTGATCGAACAGTTTCAGGCGCGATGCGCGCCTGCCCACAAATTTCCAGCCGCCCTTGTGGCGGCTTTTTTATTGCAGACAGCGGGAGCGCTGTTCTGGGCCGGATCGGCGGCCGAGCGCATCGCCACCCTGGAACGCGACCATGCCGCCGACCGCGCCGCCATCGCCCAGGTGGCGGTGGTGGCCGAACAGGTGCGCGCCATCAAGGAAAGCGTCGAGCGGATCGAGACGAAGTTGGACCGGCCCCAACCCACCCCTTGAGGGTGGGTGAAAGACAGAGATTCATGACAGTGCAAATCGCTTACGCGCGGCGTCCGCTCGCGCGCCGCAACACCTTTGCCGGTTTGACGCCGCTGGGGCAGGGCGAATTCGAAGGCTATGCCTCCCTGTTCGGCGTGCGCGACGGCGCCGGTGACATGGTGGCACCAGGCGCCTTCGCGGCCTCGCTGCGGCGGCGCGGCCCGGCGGATGTGCGGCTGCTGTATCAGCATTTCGCGCATTCTCCGATCGGCGTCTGGGACGAGATCGCCGAGGATGGGCGCGGGCTTTATGTGCGCGGGCGATTATCCGCGGACGTCGAACAGGCGCGCGATGTCCGCGCCCTGCTGGCCGAAGGCGCCCTGAACGGCCTGTCCATCGGCTTTCGCACGGTGCGCGCCAGCCGCCAGCCCGGGGGCCGCTTATTGCAGGAAGTCGAGCTTTGGGAAGTGTCGGTCGTGACCTTCCCGCTGCTGGCCGGATCGCAGGTGACGGCCATCGGCGCGCGCAGCGACCCCATTCCGGAAGATTTGGCGCGCGCTTTTCGTGACGCCGGGGCGCGGCTGCGCGCAGCGGAATAATTCAACCAAGGAGACTGACATGGAACTGGAAGCAAAAGCCTTTGGCGTGGACGCACCCCAAAATTTTTCGGGCAATCTCGAAGTGAAGAAGGCGTTCGAGGATTTCCTCGCCGGTTTCGAAGCCTTCAAGCAAAGCAACGATGATCGCCTGAAGGGGCTGGAGAAGCGCTCCACGGATGTCGTGCTGGACGAGAAGGTGGACCGCATCAACAAGGCGCTGGACACGCAGCAACGTCATCTCGACGGCCTGCTGCTGGATGCGGCGCGCCCCGCGCTGGGAAGCGAGCGCAAATCCACCGATCCCCGCGCCCTGGAACGCAAACATGCCTTCGACCGCTATGTCCGCGGCGGCGACACCGCCGGCCTGTTCGAGGTCAAGGCGATGAGCGAAGGCTCCAATGCCGATGGCGGCTATACCGTGCCGCTGGATATCGAGCGCACCATCGACCGCGTGCTGGCCAAGGCCTCGCCCATCCGCAGTATCGCTACGGTGCGTCAGATCGGCGGCGGTACCTATCGCAAGCCCATCGTCACCGCCGGGGCCGCGTCGGGCTGGACGGGCGAAACCGATGCCATCTCCTCGCCCACCACCACGCCCACGCTGGCGGCGCTGGATTTCCCGGCGATGGAGCTTTACGCCATGCCCGCCGCCACCCAGACCCTGCTGGACGACGCCCAAGTGGATATCGAGCAGTGGCTGGCGGAAGAAGTGCAGACCGTCTTCGCCGAGCAGGAAGGCGCCGCCTTCGTCAACGGCACCGGCAGCGGCCAGCCCAAGGGTTTCCTGCATTATACCAACGTCGCCGACGGTTCGTGGTCGTGGGGCAATATCGGCTATGTCGCGTCGGGCGCCGATGGCGCCTTCCTGGCGGACGAAGATGCACCCGCCGATGCGCTGCTCAACCTCGCCTATGCGCCCCGGCAGGCGTATCGCGCCAATGGCCGCTGGGTGATGAACCGCAAAACTGAAAGCGCCGTGCGCAAGTTCAAGGATGGCGGCGGCAATTATATCTGGCAGCCGGGCACGGTGGCGGGCCAGGCCGCCACGCTGTTCGGCTATCCCGTCACCGAAGTGGAGGACATGCCCGACATCGCCTCCAACAGCTTTTCGATTGCCTTTGGCGATTTCGCCCGCGGCTACCTGGTCGTGGACCGCATCGGCGTGCGGGTGCTGCGCGATCCCTACAGCGCCAAGCCCTATGTGCTGTTCTACACCACCAAGCGCGTCGGCGGCGGGGTGCAGAACTTTGAAGCGATCAAGCTGATGAAGTTTGCGGCGTCTTAGGACTGCCGCAAAACGCGGCGTATGCCGCGACCTGGCCCCACGGCGTTCTCCCCCGCGCCGTGGGGTTTTCCTTTTTTGCGAGGACGCATGTCTCTCCAGTTGAACACCCCGCCCGCCGCCGAACCGGTGACGCTGGACCAGGCGCGCGCCTGGCTGCGCGTCGAAAGCGGCAATGACGAAGACGATCTGATCGGCGCCCTGATTCCGGCGGCGCGGGCGCGGGCCGAATGGCACACCGGGCGCGCCTTCGTCACCCAGGGCTGGACCCTGTGGCTGGACCGCGCTGCACCCTGCATCGCAATTCCGCTGTCGCCATTGCAGTCGGTCACGTCGGTGACGCTGTATGCGCCGGATAATGCCGCCACGGTGCTGGAGGGTGGTGATTACACCGTCGATCCCGCCGGGTCACGGCTGCTGCTGAAGACGCTGCCGCAGAATCTGCGCGCGGTGAACGCCGTGGCGGTCGCCTTCACCGCCGGTTACGGCGCTGCCGATGCCGTGCCCGCGCCCATCGCCCAGGCCATCCTGCAGATCATTTCCGCGCTCTATGAGCATCGCGGCGGCGACGCGGCGCCCACGCCCGAGACGGCGCTGGCGCTGCTCGCGCCCTATCGCATCCTGCATCTCTGAAGGAGTTCCCATGACAGCCCAACGCGGCCGCGACCTTTTGCTCAAGCTCGGCGATGGCGCCGATCCGGAAGTCTTTGCCAGCGTGGCGGGCCTGCGCGCCACCACGCTCGCCTTCAATGCCGCCAGCATCGACGTCACCAACGCCGATTCCGGGGGCTGGCGCGAATTGCTGGCCGATGGCGTGCGCAGCGCCAGCATCTCCGGCTCCGGCGTCTTCAAGGATGCCGCGTCGGACGAAAGCGCCCGCGCCGCGTTCTTTGGCGGCACCACGCCGAACTGGCAGGTGGTGATCCCCGGCTTCGGCACCGTGCAGGGCCCGTTCAAGATCACGGCGCTGCAGTATGACGGACCTTATAATGGCGAACTGAAGATCTCGCTGTCGCTGGCATCGGCCGGCGCGCTTACTTTCACGGGTGTGTAATGGTCAATAGAGCGCGTGGCGAAGCGGCGCTGGAAGCGGGCGGGCGGCAATATCGCCTGCTGCTGACGTTGGGCGCACTGGCGGAAATCGAGGATGGGCTGGGGCTGGACGATCTGTCCGGCGTCGGGGCGCGGTTGGGGCAGCCGCGTGCGGCCGATCTCGCCATCGTGGCGGCGGCGCTGCTGCGCGGCGGCGGCCATGACATGTGCCCCGCCGAAGTGCTGCGGCTGGGTTGCGACCTGGGCGCGCTGGTGCGGGCGGTGACGGCCGCGTTCGATGCTGCCGGCTTGGGTGCCGCCCCGGTGGAGGGGAGGGAGGGCGCCCCTTTTCCTGGAGAACGCTCTGCACCCTCGGTCTTGGTGTGATGCGCGTGCCCCCGCGCGATTTCTGGGCCCTGTCGCTGCCGGAATGGCGGGCGCTGTGCGAAGCGCGGCTACCGCCGGCCCGCGCGGCGCTCACACGTGGCAACCTCGATCAACTGATGACCCTTCATCCGGACAAATCTCATGGCTGACGATCTTTCCAATGCGGCGCAGAGCCTGGCCGGTTTCGGCGGCGCGGTGGCCGACACCGCCAGCGGCATCGAAAGCGCGGTGAACCGCAGCTTTGCCGCCGTCGCCAACACCATCGCGCGGGCGGCGACCTCGGGTAGCGCGTCGATGAGCCAGCTCACGGCTTCCATCCTGGCCGATTTCGACCGCATCGCCGCCAGCCAGTTCATCGCCAAGCCGCTGGAAAGCCTGCTGGGTTCGGTGGCGGGCGCCATTCTGCCGACATCGGGCGCGCGTGCGACGGGTGGGCCGGTGATGGCGGGACAAAGCTATCTGGTGGGCGAGCAGGGGCCGGAGCTGTTCACGCCGTCCGGCAATGGCGGCATCACATCGAATGCGGCGCTGTCATCGCAGCGTGCCTCGGTGGTGGTAAATATCACCACGCCCGACGCGCAAAGCTTTCTCAAGTCGAAATCCCAGGTGGCGTCGATGCTGGCGCGAGCGGTGGGGCAGGGGCAGCGGAATTTGTGACGCCGATTGCGGCGTGGGTTCTGCCGAGAGTTATGAATAAACGCTTGCCCAGATGGCGATAGCACCGACAAGGGTGGTCAGCGCCACTGCAAACCAGAATGAACGGGGATTTTGCGCCCTGCGGCATAAGGAATAGGCGGCGAAGGGGCTGTAGTTGATGGAGCCCTTGACGACGCTCCTCTTGTAGAGGGCCTTGCCTGTCCCTAGCTGCAAGGCTGCTCCGGCAAGGAACAGAATTCCGATCACAAGCTGTTGCGAATGCCGATCCATGTTCATGCCATCCCCTTCGGTGAGGCTGATCGCGATTTATCGCGTCAATAAACGGACAGAATAATCATCTGATCCGGCACCGGCGCGGCCGCCACCTTGCAGTCCCACAAACCAGAGTAGCGCAAATGTCCTCAAACTTCCATGAGGTCAGCTTTCCGCTGGCCATTGCCTTTCATTCCACCGGCGGCCCGGCGCGGCGGACCGAGATCGTCACCCTGGGCTCCGGCTATGAGGAGCGCAACGCGGTCTGGTCAGGCTCGCGGCGGCACTATGATGTCGGCTCGGGCGTGCGCACGCTCGATGATCTCGCCGCCGTGATCGCCTTCTTCGAGGCGCGGATGGGCCGTCTGTACGGCTTCCGCTTCCGCGACTTTGCCGACTGCAAAAGCTGCGCCCCCGCCGCTATGCCCGCTGCCACCGACCAGGCGCTGGGCACCGGCGACGGCACGACGCGCGCGTTCCCCTTGCGCAAAGTCTATGCCGACATGGCCGCTTCCTATATCCGCGCCATCGTCAAGCCGGTGGCGGACAGCGTGCTGCTCGCGGTGAATGGCACGGCGTTGACCAGTGGTTTCATGGTGGATGCAGAGACAGGTCTGGTGACGTTCGACGCCGCGCCCGCCGAAGGCGCGGTCCTGACGGCGGGCTTTGTCTTCGACACGCCCGTGCGTTTCGACACCGACACGCTCTCCATCAACCTGGCCAGCTTCGCGGCGGGCGAGATGGCCTCCATCCCCCTGACGGAAATATTGCTCTGACCCCGCTGTCATCCCGGGCGCACCGCAGCACGAAGTGATGCGGTGCTGACCCGGGATCCATCATGCAGGCGGCACTATGGGTCCCGGATAATGCGCTGACGCGCATTTCCGGGATGACAATTGCGATCTCATTTGCGGGCACGATAAAACATGAAAACTCTCCCCGATGGCATGCAGGCGCATCTGGACAGTGGCGCCACCACTTTGTGCTGGTGCTGGCAGTTGACGCGCGGCGACGGCACGGTGATGGGCTTTACCGATCATGACCGGGCGCTGGCCTTCGACGGTGTCAGCTTTGCCGCCGCGACGGGGTTTTCCGCCAGCGAAGTGCAGTCGGCGCTGGGGTTGAGCGTGGACAATCTCACTTTGGCGGGCGCGCTGTCGTCGGCGGCACTGAACGAAGACGATCTGGCGGCAGGGCTTTACGACAACGCCGCCTTTCAGTTGTGGCGCGTCAACTGGGCCGACACGGCGCAGCGCGTGCTGATGAAGACCGGCACGCTGGGCGAGGTGACGCGGACCGGCGGCGCCTTCCAGGCGGAGTTGCGGGGCCTGGCGCAGCAGTTGAACCAGCCGGTGGGCCGCGCCTTCGGGCGGCTGTGCGATGCCGATTTGGGCGATGGTCGTTGCACCCTGGCGCTGATGGCGGTGACGGGCGCGGTCGCCACCATGTTCGACGCCCGGCGTTTCACCGTCAGCGGACTGGATGATGTTGTCGCGGGCGATCTCACCGGCGGCAGGCTGGCCTTCACCAGCGGCGCCAATGCGGGCCGGGCGATGGAAATCAAGCGCCACGCCGGCAGCGGCACCATTGTCACCATCGAATTGTGGCGGGCGATGAGCGACGCTGTGGCGGCGGGCGACGGCTTCACCGTCACGCCCGGCTGCGACAAGCAGTTTGCCACCTGCCGCGACCGCTTTGCCAACGCGCTCAATTTTCGTGGGCATCCCTACATGCCCGGCAATGACGCGGTGCTGGCCGCGCCCAGCGCCGACCAGCCCCGCGATGGCGGCAGCCGCTATGGCAACTGAGATTATAAATGTCGCGCGCGGCTGGATCGGCACGCCCTATCGCCACCAGGCCAGCCTGAAGGGTGTGGGCTGCGATTGCCTGGGTCTGTTGCGCGGGGTCTGGCGCGAACTGGGCGGGGCGGAGCCGCAAGGCATTCCCGCCTATGCGTCGGACTGGAATCTGCGCGGTGCGGAAACGCTGCGCGACGGGCTGGCGCGCCACCTGACGCCGCAGCCGCTGGCGGCCATGGCGGCGGGTGACATCGCCCTGTTCCGCATGGGCTGCTGCGGCCCGGCGCATCATTGCGGCATCGTGGCAACACGCGATGGCATCTTCACCCTTATTCACACGCGCCAGAACAAGCGGGTGAGCGAAGAAGCCTTCGCGCCTTTCTGGCGTTCGCGGCTGGCTTATCTTTTCCGGATATAATCCCCATGGCTTCTCTTGTTCTTGGTGCCGCCGGCAGCGCGCTGGGCAGCGCCCTGCTGGGCGACGGCATTTCCGTACTGGGCGCGACCCTGAGCGGCGCGCAGATCGGCGGCGCGCTGGGGGCGCTGGCGGGGATGCAGATCGACGCTGCGCTGACACCCGGCCGTTCCGTCACCCGCACCGGCGCGCGCCTGACCGACTTGTCGCTCCAGTCTTCGCAGGAAGGCGCGGCCATTCCCCGCCTGTATGGCCGCGTACGGCTGGCGGGCCAGTTGCTCTGGGCCAGCCGCTTTCGCGAGACCGCCACCACCGCGACCACATCGCAGGGCGGCAAGGGCGGATCGTCGTCCAGCGTCACCGAAACCGATTATGCCTATTCCATTTCGTTCGCGGTGGGCCTGTGCGAAGGCGTGGTGGCGCGGCTGGGCCGGGTCTGGGCCAATGGCGCGCTGCTGGCTCTGTCGGGCTTCATCTGGCGCCTGCATCGTGGCAACGAAACACAAGACGCCGATCCCGTCATCGCCGAGACCGAAGGCGATGGCGGCACGCCCGCTTATCGCGGTCTTTGCTATGTCGTGTTCGAGGACATGCCGCTGGCCGCGTTCGGCAACCGCATTCCGCAATTGCAGTTCGAAGTCTTCCGCCCCCTGGCCGGTGTGGACGATCTGGAAAACCGCATCACGGCGGTGAACCTGATCCCCGGCGCGGGCGAGTTCGTCTATGCCACCGATACGGTGATGGCCGATGACGGCGAAGGCGGCAGCATCTCGCAGAATGTCCATGGCGTCAGCGGCCAGGCTGACCTGATCGCCTCGCTGGACGATCTGCAGGCAATGGCGCCCAGCCTGGATACGGTGGCGCTGGTGGCGGGCTGGTTCGGCGATGACCTGCGTGCGGGCAGCATCGCCATCCGCCCCGGCGTCGAAACCCTGGACAAGACCACCTATCCCGAAAGCTGGAGCGTCGCCGGGCTGGCGCGCGCCGACGCGCATCCGGTCAGCCAGGTGGATGGCCGCCCTGCCTTTGGCGGCACGCCTTCGGACGCCAGCGTGACGGCGGCGATCACCGAACTGAAGCGGCGTGGGCTGCGGGTCGCGTTCTATCCCTTTCTCTTCATGGACAGCGCCGGATATCCCTGGCGCGGGCGCATCATGCCCGCCGCCGCCGACCAGAGTGCCGCGGTGGCCGATGAGGTCGCGGCCTTTTTCGGCGGCACGTGGGGCTGGCGCCGCATGGTGCTGCATTATGCCCAGCTTTGCGCCGATGCCGGCGGCGTCGATGATTTCCTGATCGGTTCGGAACTTGTCGGCCTGACGCGGGCCCGCAGCGATGCCACGACCTATCCGGCGGTGGCGGCGCTGATCGCGCTGGCGGCGGATGTGCGCGCCATTGTCGGCAGCGGCACCCGCATCTCCTATGGCGCCGACTGGAGCGAATACGCCAACCACCAGACCGGCGATGCACCGGGCGCGCTGCGCTTCCATCTCGACCCGCTCTGGGCCGACGCCAATATCGATTTTATCGGCATCGACAATTATTTGCCCTTGGCGGATTGGCGCGATGGCACAGCACATGCCGATGCCGCGCTGGCGCCTTCGCCGTATGACCGCGCCTATCTGCAGGCCAACATCCGGGGCGGCGAGGATTACGACTGGTATTATGCCAGCGACGCCGACCGCGCCGCGCAAACCCGCACCGCCATCACCGACGGTCTGGGCAAGCCCTGGGTCTGGCGGGCCAAGGATCTGTGGAACTGGTGGGGCAATCCGCATCATGACCGTCCCGATGGCAGCGAAAGCGCCACCGCCACCGCCTATGTGCCCCAAGGCAAGCCCATCGTCTTCACCGAACTGGGTTGTCCTGCCGTCGACAAGGGTGCCAACCAGCCCAATGTTTTCTTCGATCCCAAATCCAGCGAAAGCGCGCTGCCCTGGTTCTCGAACGGCAATCGCGACGACCTGATGCAGCGCTGTTTCCTGGAAGCGCATGCCGCCTTCTGGGCCGATGCCGCCAACAATCCGCTGTCCGCTGTCACCCATACGCCGATGGTCGAACGCGCCCAGCTCTGGTGCTGGGATGCGCGCCCCTATCCCTGGTTTCCGGCGCTGGGCGATGTCTGGGGCGATGCCCCCAACTGGCAATATGGCCACTGGCTGAACGGGCGGCTGGGGGCGGTGCCGCTGGCCGGACTGGTGGCGGCGCTGTGCGCCGATGCCGGTTTCACGGCCTGCGATGTTGCGGGACTGGACGGGATTGTCGCCGGCTATGCCGTTACCGACACGGCCAGCCCGCGCGACGCGCTGGCGCCGCTGGCCACGGCCTTCGGTTTCGATGCGGTGGAAAGCAATGGCGTGTTGCGCTTCGTCATGCGCGGGCGGGCGGCGGTGGCCGCGATCGCGCAGGACGATGTGGTACTGCCCGCTGGCGATGGTTCCGGCATCAGCTTCGTGCGCGCCCAGGAAAGCGATCTGCCGCAAGCCTCGCGCGTGACATATATTGATGGCGGCCAGGATTATGCCGCCGGCAGTGTCGAAGCGCGGCGGCTGACCGGGTCTTCGCTGCGTGTCGCCAGTTCCAGCCTGCCCATCGTGATGGACCAGGGCCAGGCCACGGTGGTCGGTGAACGGTTGCTACAGGATGCCTGGGTGATGCGCGAAAGCGCGACCTTCGCCCTGCCGCCGTCGCAACTGGCGCTGGAGCCCGCGGACGAAGTGCAATTGATGGCGGGCGGGCGCGGCCACCGTTTGCGCGTGACGTCCATCGCCGATGCCGGGGCGCGCAGCCTGGAAGCGGTGGCGACCGATCCGTCGCTGTATGGCCAAAGCGGCCCGGCCTCGCTGCCGCAGATCCGCCAGGCGCTGACGCCGCCGGGCCGGGTGTTGCTGTTCTTGCTCGATCTGCCCTGGCTGACGGAAGGCCAGAACACCAGTGCGCCCTTCGTTGGCGCCACTGCCGATCCCTGGCCCGGCCCCGTGGCGGTGATGCGCAGCGCCACCGGCGACAATTATGCGCTGGATGCGACCGTAACGCAGCCTTGCAGCTTTGGTGTCACGACACAGGATTTCTGGTCCGGGCCCGCCGGGCATTGGGACCGGGTGAACACGCTGCATGTGACGCTGACCCATGGCACGCTGTCGTCCGCCAGCGAAGAGGCGGTGTTCAATGGTGCCAACGCCATGGCCTTGCAGAATGACGATGGCGGCTGGGAAGTGGTGCAGTTCGTTACCGCCGCCCTGACCGGGCCGGGCGCTTATACCCTGACGCAATTGCGGCGCGGCCGCCGCGGCAGCGAAACCCAGATGCGATCGCCGTTGCGGGCAGGCGCGCGGGTGGTGGTGCTGGACGCGGCGCTGGCGCAGCTTGCCCTGACGCGGGCGCAGGCGCGGCAGCCGTTTCAGCTTCGCTGGGGACCGGCGGCGCGGCCTGTCACCGATCTGTCCTGGCAGCAGGCAGCGCTGCGCTTCGAGGCGGCGGCGCTGATTCCGCTGGCGCCCTGTTATGTGCGCCATGTCTGGAACACGGCGGGCGATCTCACTTTTTCCTGGCTGCGCCGCGACCGCGATCCCGCCAGCGCGCACCTGACCCAGCGGGTGACGCCGATGAGCGAGGCGCAGGAAATCTATGACCTGGAAATCTGCGGCGCCGATGGCGCGGTGGTGCGAAGCTTCGCCGCCATCCCGCAGCACGATCAGGTTTACACGGCGGCGCAGCAGGCAGCGGATTTTCCCGCCGGGTTGCCCAATCCTCTCACCGTCAATGTCTACCAGCTTTCGTCCATGACCGGACGCGGGCGGCAGAAGAAGGAAGCTCTCTATGTCCGATAGCACGCCCCGGCTCGGCCTGCCCGATCTGCCCGATACACCCGAACTCTATGCCGATACGGTGAGCGACGCCTTCGGCCGCATCGACGCCTTCAGCGATCTTTGCCTGGCGGGCCAGTTCGTCAGCGATCCTCCCGCCTCGCCGGCCGACGGCGACGCCTATCTTGTCGGCGCCAGCCCGACCGGCGCCTGGAGCGGTTCTGCCTACAAGATCGCCACCTGCCGCGATGGCGGCTGGAGCCTGCTGACGCCGTTCAACGGGCTGCGTGCCTTTGTAAAGGCGAGCGGGGCCTTCATCGTCTATCGCGACGGCGCCTGGCTGGACGGGGCGGCCCTGATCGGCGCGGCGGAAGGCGGCATCGCTTCCGCCGCCACCTGTGATATCGGCGCGGCGGGGTCGCTCTTCCTGGCGGTCACCGGCAGCACCGCCATCACCAGCCTGGGCACGGCGGCCAATACGTTGCGCCATCTGCGCTTTGCCGGGGCCCTGACCCTGACACACAATGCCACCAGCCTGATCCTGCCGGGCGGCGCCAGCATCGTCACGGCGGCGGGCGATTGCGCGCTGTTCGCGTCCGATGCCAGCGGGTATTGGCGCTGCCATGGCTATAGCCGCGCCAGCGGCCAGCCCGTGGCCGGCGCCCTCAGCGTCGCTTCCGTCGCCGCCAGCGGCACCATCACCGGCGCGAACATCAGCACCACCAATCCGGTCGCGCTGGGCAGCGTGGCGGGGTCGCATCGCTGGGACAGCGGCGGCACCGGCCCTTTCATTCTGCGCGCCCTGGATTCCGGCGACGCCCTCACCGGCATCGATGTCGCCGGCGTGAAGGCATCATCGAACGTCCTGGCCGGCGGCGCGACGGGATGGAACAGCACCGACACGCGGATTGAAGGCAAGGGCGGCATCGCCTTGTCCGGCTGGTGCCTGAATGGCGGCGACATCGCCGTGCAGGCCCGCGCCGACAATGCCGGCGGCTATGCCTTTGCAGCCTATTACACGACCTCGCTGGTCGGATCGATCAGCTATACCGGCGGCGGCAGCGGCGTCGCCTACAACACCACCTCCGATGCCCGGCTGAAGACAGTGTGCGGCGAACAGGCCGATTACCGCGCCGCCATCCAGGCGCTGTGGGTGGGCGACTTTACCTGGAAGGACAATGGCGCGCCCGGCTTCGGCGTGCTGGCACAGCAGGCGCATGCCGTGATGCCCCATCACCAGGGCGTGACGAAACCGGCGACGGATGACGGTATCTGGCACGCTTCGGCGGAACCGTTTGGGCATCTGGCGCTGTGGGGCGTGAAAGACCTCTACGCGATGCTCGAAGCCTTGGCGGCACGGGTGGCGGCGCTGGAGGCGGCACATGACGCTGGTTGAAGAATGGAAAAGTGCCTGGCGCTGGTTCTCGCTGCAGGCGATGGCGCTGACGGCGGCGATCCAGGCGGCCTGGGCGACGATCCCCGACGATTTGAAGCAGCATTTCCCGGCCCGGCTGGTGACGGCGGTGTCGGTGGGGCTGCTGCTGCTGGGGATCGGCGGGCGGCTGGTGAAACAGCGCAAGGATTAAAACGATGATCGCGACGTTTCTGTCCTGGCTGGGCGGCAAGCTGGCCGGGCCGCTTGCGTTTGCCCTGGCGGTTCTGTTCGCCGCCGCGTTCCTGTGGCAGAGCGCCCGCATCAACGGCGTGCCGCTGCTGGGCGGTGGCTTCAAGGCGCAAGTGGCGGCGTTGCAAAGCGATGCGGCGGCCCATGCCCTGGCTGACGCGAGGGCCCAGGCCGCGGCACTGGTGCAGCGCCAGCGCCAGGCCGATGCGGGCGAAGCGGCGGCCAGTGCCCATGCCGTGCTGCAGGCGGCGAACGAAAAACAGATTCAAACCGTGATCCGCGAGGTGCCCCGATATGTCACGCCTGTCCAGAATGCGCGCTGCGTTGTGCCTTGGAGTGTTGTGCGGCTGCTCGACGCCGCCGCCAGCGGCGCCGATCCCGATGACGTTCGCGCCCGTGTCGCCCCCGGCCAGCCTGATGACGCCGCCTCGGATGTTAGCCTGTCTGAAGCTGTCGCCCTGCTCGCCACCGATCTCGGCATCGCCCGGCAAAATGCCAGCCAGCTAGAGCATCTGGAACAAGCGGTGGGAGCAAAGTGA